GTTCGGATCGAATGGCTTCCCGCCAGCCGTTGTCGGCGGGGGAGGAGGCATTGTCCCCGGGCGTAACGTGGGCCGCGGGGGCTGGACCGGTTGTTGCACAGGTTGGGCAGCGCTTTTGACCAGTTCCGGCAACTTGCGCCCGCGTGCAAAGTAGTAGGCAGTTTCGTACAGGTTGGGAAGGTGCTGAGCGAGGGCAGGATTGGATTCCGCTGCCTGAATCAACGTAGCGAGCGTTTCGTTCTCCTGCAACACTTGCGGCAGCTCCTCCCGGAGGAACTTGTCGAACTGCTCGTCCTTTACACGCTCTTTGACTTGCGTCAAAGCGGTGGTGCGTGCAGCGGTTTGAACGACGGGAAGGTAAGGCCGCAACATGGACAAGACGAACTTCGCGTGCGTCTCGTAATACTTGCGCCCATCTTGGCTGATGTAGGCTTGATTCAAGTCTTCGAGAAACTTGGCGGGATTGGACAAGTAGTCATCCTCGACCCCCGACGTGGCCGGAGCTCGTGGGGTATCCGGCTCACGCGCGACATACCGCCCCGTGATCGGGTCACGCCCGGTCACGCGTTGGTATTCGGTACGGAGNCGTTCGATGAGCTCGTCCTTTTCGTCNATGCCCTTTACAGCCTCGTCCNGCGTTTTATACACGCTGCGTTTGCCGCGCAGGAAAAACTCCTCTTGTGGAGGTTGCTGCGGTGCTTGTTCCGGCTCTGGCTGTAGTTGCGCCTGGGCCGCGGCGTTGTCGGGCGGCACGGCGTCGGGATTCGGCCCGAAGATATCAGCCAGAGAAAGATCACCACCGGGGGCGTCGCTGAACCAATCGCCAGCTTGCTCTACATTTGCGGGGACTTTGGTTTCCGGTTGTCCGGTATTGCTCACAGGTTACTCCTTGTGGGAATTCCCCACGACAATGACCTGCTTACGGAATTCGCGGAGGAATTCCTCGGCCGGATCATCGTCGGTGGGTGCGCCGGTGCGTGGTGTCTCCACGCGGCGTCGAAACTCGTTGCGCAACCACGTGCAGGTTTGCAGGGCGCCCTGAATACGGAGGAGGTCGGGCAGCTTTCTCACATCCTGAAGCTGGCGTACCAAGTCGGCATGTAGCTTGTCGACCAGCATAAGCAAGGAATGGAAGCCCGCATGCGTTGCCAACGCACGGACCGCTTCGGCGTCATACTTCATTCCCGCCTACCTCCTTGGCAACCTTTCCTAAGCCTGCAAGGCCTAGGGCGGATGCGCCGAATTGCTGCCCCAGCATGCGGTTAACCACCTCTTCCGAAGAGCCGGGAATAGTGCCCTCGAATTGGATGGACGGCGGGCGGCCACCTTTGCCGCCGCCACCGCCACCACCGCCGCCGCCACCGTCGTCGGTCGGCTCTTTGCCGGTCTTGGCGTAGATTTCCGCCTGTGCCTTCTCGCGGAAGATGGCCTCCAGCCGTTGGAGTTTGGCCTGCTCGGCGGCGGCCTGCATCTGCGCAACCTGCTCCGGTGTGTACAGGATGCGGTCTAGGTTGCGAATCTCGAATAGGCGGCCAACTTCACGCAGTGCTTCGTACTGGTTGATGTAGGGAGAGTTGCCTACGATGTTCATCAGCGCCATCAGGTTGCGCTGGCGCACTACTTTGTTCTGGAGGTAGTTGGCCGCAAAGATCTTGAACTCGAAGCCGCCAACCAGCTGTGCGGGAGTCACGTGGGGGTAACGGGGGATGGCGGCCTCTTCGCCGGTAATGATGATTTCGTACGGCTCGGTGAGAAACTGCTGATTCATTGAGGCGCACATCTGGAGCAGGGGTTGGATGATATCCACCTCCAGATTGCGCAGGAACTTCTTGAATCGCGGGGACGCGTCCACCATGGCCAGTTGCATACCGACCGGCTGCTTGGGGGACGGCTGCTCGGTGTCGCGAAAGCCGGTGGCGAGCTGGACCATCTTCTGGAACAGCGGCAAGATCATGTAGTCGCCTTGCGACGGCGTGAAGCTGGGCAGCGGCAGGATCGCTTTCGTCACGTCGCCGTGCACGCCGACGCGTCCGCCGGGCACGTTGGCGAAGTCCAGTGCATCCTCATCGATCTGGGCGTCCACGTCGTAGACGTAGCGGCGGTTGATGCCTAAGTTCCAGTTGTCGATGATCATGTTGGCGGTGCGGTTGATCGCCTCGTACACGGTTTGGGCGGCCTCAATCGCACCGAGGCCGTAGATTTGATTGGGCAGCTTGATGTAGGACGTCCAGACGATAGGCGCGCGCATGTGCCAGAACGGGTTAGGCCCGTGAAACAGCACGATGCCGTCCCCGCCGTACACGCGGCGTTTGAATGCAGCGTAGGACGCGGCGCGAAAAGAGTGGAGGAAGTCTTTCCAACCGAGGGCGTCTGTGTCATCCCGCACCGTGATCAGGGTCACTGTGTTGGAGATGGTGTCCCAAACCTCGGCCATGCGGATGATGATTTCGTCCGCGTTGGGCTCGTCTTTCAGCGCGTCGGCCAGTTTCTNGAATTGGTCGGGGAAGTAGAGATTGGGGTTCTGCTCAAACTCACGCTTCATCGTGCCCCAGTCCCTCTCCGTCATGTGCGCCACGATCTTGCCGTCGGGATCCGCTACGAAGTCATAGACATCGATGGCGGTGAATACCGGACGGTTGCGCGGCACGCGGCGGGGCACGCGGCGCTCACCTTGCGCTACAGGTTGGCCCGTCGCCGGATCAATGACTGGCTGGCCGTCGAGACCGACCAGTGGGATGGGTTCCGATACCGTGATCACGTCGTAGTCCCAATCCCAATCTACCTTCATCGCGGCTTGGCCGAAGATGCAAATGTTGCGCACCAGCAGCTCGAATTGGTCGAGAAAGTTGCTGCGCGGCAACTGAGACAGCAGCACGCTCTGCATGGCGTCGGCCGCTGCGGTGTCACGCTGTGTACGGCCGATGGTTTCGAACCACGGCCAGAAGCCGAAGAACGCCTCCATCACCTGTGACACGGTTTCTTCCACGACGGCAAAGGGATACGGAATAGCAACATTGCTACGGGAAGTGACCTTGTCCGGGAACTTGGCAGCGGGGCGCACGCCGAGATATTGCTGGTACCANACCGCACGCTGTTGATCCCACTGGCGGCGGTAGTGCAGCATCCGCGTGAGATTGTTCCGCACGTTGCGGGCGATGTCCTCCAGTTCCTCGTCGGATGGCTGCGCCACGGCGGGAGTGGCGGGGGGCTTCTCCGGCGGCTCGGGCGCCGCTTGCGGGCCCATGCCGGGCGGCAGCAGGTCGGCGGGGAAGCTCGGCAGCCCCGGCGGAGCGCCCTCCGACGCAGGAATCGGGGGAATGCTACGCGGATCGAACGGTATCACGGTTTTCCAGGCCCGCTAGCAGAAGAGCGGTTTCGATAGCTCGGCGGCGAACGAGGCCCCGCAGCACGTTGCCCGTGCGGTCGCGCACGATTTGAGACATATACGTNGCTGCTTCTTCGGGCGACATCTTCATGGCCTGCAACAGCCGCGCGCGCCCGGCGTTATAGCCGAAGGAGACCAGGGCGGCGGCCGCGGCCGCGGGAATGCCTGCGGCGTCCACCAGATCCAGCAAGGGTTTCAAATCCTGTTTGAGGAGTTCCTCGGCTTTCTCCGCCGTGATGGACATACCCGGTTTCGCGGTGGTGGTGTGGCCCCAACCGATGGTCCACACGCCGCCGGGATCCCGATAGGCAGTCAGTGACACGCCTTCGAACTGCTTAATAAGCAAGACGGCTAAACGCTCAATTAGTTCCCGTCTCGACATCGATCTTGGGTTGCCGGTACAGCTTCACGGCGNCGGGGTTTTCGATCAGATAGTGGATGAGCGCTTCTAGGCGCTCGATAATCTCCGTGTGTCTGGACGGCGGAAACTGGGCCACGATGTTGGTCAGGAATACCTGCCAGCACGCGGGGCAGCCGTCGGCGGGCGGGCGGCTGTTGAGGTTCTGGCTTCCCCCGTACTTGTGCTTCTCGCACACCAGAAGGATCTTCTCGGGGTCGAAGACGTTGCGAAGGATCTGCTGCTTCTCGGCGTCCGACAGTTCGTCTACTTTGATGGTCCGATTCATACCATCCTTCTTCGGCCAGCTCGCGCAACAGTTTCTGCAGCGCCTCGTCTTGCGTTGCGCCGACGGCGGCACGCTTGAGCAGGGGGCAGACCGCCACGTAGTTGTTCAGATAGCGGCGCACCGTGACGAGGGGCTGAATCTTCACTTGCAGCCTTCCGGCTCCGGCCAGAGACCGNTTTTCTCGACTTCACGCCATTTCTTGGAAAGCCGCTTGGCCTGCTTGTAGTCGATAACGTTACGCNGCAACTTTTGAACGAAGTCGTTGTAGTCCTGCGCAAACGAATTCAGGCGGTCTGCGAGCCAGTTGTACTCAGGGACGCTAGTTGCCTGAGCTGTCAAAAAACTCGCCAGTATCAAAGTCTTCCAAATACCTCTCATAGGGTTGCCGCGCTCCCGGGTCCTTCACGTCAATGTCCCAGTCGTTGGGGGCAGAGCCGTGACCGTGCTCCAGCTCGAATTCCTCGTCGTGCACGCCTTCGCCGTAGTAGTTGGCGGCAGCACCCGAGAGGTAGGGAACGTCTAACTCATGATAGTCGTTNCGACCCTTGTGCAGTGGCAACTTCGCCTCGGGGGTCGTGGCAAACTTACGCAGCTCGTTTGGGGCCATGTTAGTGAAGGCCTTCGTTTTAGTTGCTTTTCCTGCCAGCACCATGGCTGCGAGGCGGCGCTGGGCTTTGCTGACTGCAGGCATGTTACCTCACGTGTAGGAGTTGAATTTGGCTTTTTGCTCGATCTTCTGCCAGTGCACGCGCGTGCTGGTATCGCGGCGGCGAACCGGGAGAGTGGCCAGCAGATATTGCATCGCGTTCATCAGGTCATCGTCGCCTTTGCGAGGCCGCTGCTTGGACATACCGGCCTGCGGGCCGCTGGCATAGGTGTCCCAGACGTATGACTTGATCTGGCGCACGGTCTCGTCCAACGTGTCGAAGAAGTAGACACGCGGGTGATGGCTGCTTTCCCGGGTGGTGGCAAGCATGTATTCCATGGAGCGCCCGAGGCCGTAGTCGGCGTCGATTTTAGCGAGACGCACCGGAATGCCGCGCTCCCGATAAAGCTGCGCACCGGTCTTGTGGGATTCCGCGTTACGCTGCGCGCCCCACTTCGGGTCGATGAGCCAGTAGTCGATCCGTTCGCCTCCCGAGGCAATCAGAATGTTGGCCGCGTGCTCTGACACGGTTTTTTCCGCGCTGAAATACTCGCGGTAGAAGTACACGTCGCCGGTCACNGGGTCGACGGCNGCCCACAGCGCGGCGGTAGGGCCGGTGGCGGCCGGGTCAATGCTAACCCAACGCGGCCACTGGATTGGGAGGCGGAAGGGGGTGATCACGTGTTTGGCGGGATCGAACATGGGGTAAACCAGTCCGACACGCTGAATGAATTTGCCGTACAGCCGCGCGGGGCCTTCCGGATGGCCGTCCCATTTATCTAGCAAGCGCGCCCGTTCGTCGGCGGGAAGGAACAGATTGTCAAAGACCGAAAGTTGTACGACGCCGATATCTGCGGCACCGTTCTGAGCGGCAACATACAGTTCATAGAGCCACGGGCGCCGCGCACGTTGTGCAATGTCGCCGAGCGGCGTGGCAGTCACGATAATTTTACCGCTGCGGTCCAGAGTGCGCTGGTAACACTCATCGAAGATATCGGCGTCGCACTCCTCATCCAGCCAGATAAGATCCAGCGACGCGCCTTGGAATTTCGGTCGGCCCGACTCGGCGGATTTGCACGTGAGCAGTTGTCGGCTTTTACCGTGGATCTGGAAGTCACGCTCTAGTATGCGATCCACGGCGGGGTTGCGNGGATTCAAAAACGGCGGGTGGGCGAGGCCGCCAACTAGGTGCTCACGCCAAATGACGTCACGCACGGTGGGGAAGTCGAGGCCGACCACCCAGACGGAACCCCCGTCGTCCGGGATGGGGAGATCTTTCACGGCGTTCCACGCCGGGCTGCCGACGAAGTAGTTCTTGCCAAGGAACCAGCAGGCGGCGACCCAGCTGCCGATGGTAGTCTTGCCAGCGCGGTTGCCGCCTAGAACCAGCACGATCTTTTTATCGTGCAGGTGTTTGATCACCTCGTTCTGCCCGCCGTAAGGCGTGAAGTAGCGGGCGTAGTGGAGTTCACGCGCCTGCTCCTCGATCCGGCGTAGAACTTCAGCGGCGACTTCGAGGTCGCCACCGGAGACGGTGCGCAGTTGGCGGGCGAGGCGATCAATGCTCACAAGTCAGTTCCAAATACAGCCAATCAGGACTTGGATGACTTGCTCTTAG